GCGAGTGATCGGGAACATGACCAGCGACGTGGCACGGCTGCTCAACGTGGCTATGATGCACGGTGGCGGAAGACCCGGTTGCTATTCCTACGTGCCAATCCGCTGTGTGAGATGTGCGAGACAGACGGTCTTGTGGTGGCTGCTACTGACGTTCATCACATTATTGCAAAGCGAGACGGTGGAACGGACGAAGAGAACAACCTACAAGCATTGTGTCATTCGTGTCATAGTCGAGTGACGAATGCAGGGGGATGATAACGCAGCCGGGGCATGGTCAATTCCTCTGGGTGTTAGCGGGGAAGACCGGCATGGTGGTTAGATTTTTCCATACACGGGATTGACAAATTTTCGTTGGACAGAATATAGACAAGAAAAGGACAAGAAAAATGCCCGGTCCGATGCCTAAACCAGACGTATTGAGACAGCGAACAAACAAAGCCAGCACACGGACAACGTTGTCTGTGATGGGCGCTGAAGAGGAGCAAAGCACGCCAAAATTGCCACGATGCCCGAATGAAGGAAGTTGGCACACGCAGGCGCGGGAATGGTGGGGGTTGGTGTGGACATCTCCGATGGCGAGAGAATTCCTACAGGGCGATTGGCCCGCGTTGGTGCGGCTGGTTGTGTTGGTCGATTTGTTTTGGAAAAATCCAGGTGATTTGAAGATTGCTGGAGAGATCAGACTGATGGAACGTGAGTTTGGACTGACACCATTGTCGAGACGACGGCTGGAATGGTCAGTTGTGCAGGCTGAGGACAGCAAGGACAAACACGAACAGCGACGGGTAGCGCGGGCGCGAGTGGTGGATGTGGATCCGCGGAATGTGTTGGTGGACTGATGGGTGAGTACACGCTATTCCAGGGCGATTGTCTGGACATTCTGCTCACGTTGCGGCCTGGGAGTGTGGATGCTGTGATTTGCGATCCGCCTTATGGTACGACTGCCTGCGCTTGGGATTCTGTGATTCCGTTCGCTCCTATGTGGGCGGGTATCAAGCACGTATTGAAGCCAAGAGGGGCGGTGGCCTTGTTCGGTTCGCAGCCGTTTACGAGTGCGCTGGTGATGAGTAATCCGGGGTGGTTCAAATGGGCAGATGTTTGGAATAAGACGCAGGCAACCGGACACCTGAACGCATACATTATGCCCATGCGACAGCATGAAGATATTTTGATTTTTGCAAGTGGGCGCGTTGCATTCAATCCGCAATTTACCGATAAGCCACAAAAAGACATTAGGCCATTTTCGGGAAGAGCCGAGACTGCATCCTACGGAAAATTCAATCCAGCAGCGGCAAGAACGGTATGTGAATCCGTTTCATTTCCACGTTCAATTATTCGGTTTGCTAACGCCAACATAGGAGAAGCCGGATTCCACCCCACCCAAAAGCCCGTCGCCCTGATGGAGTACCTAATCCGCACGTACACCAACGAAGGCGACACGGTTCTGGATTTCACGATGGGCAGCGGTACAACGGGGGTGGCGGCGATGCACACCGGGCGGAAGTTTGTGGGGATTGAGATGGACGCCGGATATTTTGCCATTGCGAAGGAGCGAATAGCGAAAGCGGCGCAGATGGCGGCGGGGCAGTTTGTGACGAAGGCGGGGCGGGTGGGTGATCTGGATGCCCTGCCACTATTTACGGGGGCAGAATGACCATGCTCAACAAAAGCGCAACCAAGAAGATTATTGCAGAAGCTACGGCCCGCGGTGAGCTGGGCAACCTTGTCTATTATGTGGATATGCAACTCCCGCGGGATTTACGCCCAACGCCTGACGCTGCGACGATGCCAGCGACGGATCCACCCGGTCAATTGCCGGTGGTGAGTTTGGCCCCAGACCCAGAAGCCGCTTACCACTACGCCCATTTGCTTCAGGCGCTTATTGAGAGTGCCAACAAGAATCGGGGCATCGTATTCTCTATCGAACTGACTACCCTGGACATACTCCACAATTTGGGCTATGTCTGGTATACGTGGGGTGATATGCCGCATGAGGTTGACGTGATGTGCCCGACGTGTGGCGCAATCAATCGAGGATTGCCGGGTACTGTCCACTGTTGTACTGAGAAGTTGCCAGCCTACGCCGGGACGTATAGCGGGCAATGGTGGGGGGGATTATGAGCGTTCTCACAGTACCAGCCTACGAATCTTCAAAACCCTGGCCTACGCTTGGGCCGCAGGTGTGCGAGTTCATCGAATCGTACCTCGTGTTTGGGCCGGGGGATTTGCGCGGACAACCAGCTATGATTGACACGGAGAAGCGCGGCCTAATTTATCGACTCTATGAGGTCTTCCCGTGTGGACATCCCCAAGCGGGGCGGCGGCGGTTCAAACGGGCGGGGATTTCTCTACGCAAAGGGTCAGCCAAGACAGAATTTGCGGCATGGTTGGCCGCGGTAGAATTGCACCCACTTGGGCCGGTGCGCTGCGATGGATGGGACGCAAAAGGTGAGCCGGTGGGGGTTGGGGTCAGTGATCCGTACATTCCGCTGGTTGCTTACACGGAGGAACAATCCGACGAACTGGCCTACGCTGCGCTGCGGGTGATTTTGGAGTACAGCAGTTTGGCCGATGATTTCGATATCGGTTTGGGGCGGATTATGCGGATTGGTGGGGATGGGAAGGCGGTCAGTTTGGCCGGAAGTCCAGACGCACGGGATGGGGCGCGCACTACGTTCCAAGTGTTTGATGAATCGCACCGGATGAACACGCCGCGATTGAAATCAGCACATCGGACGATGTTGGCGAATATCCCCAAACGTTTCAAGGCGGACGCGTGGAGTTTGGAAGTAACGACGGCTCCGGCACCTGGCGAGGGGTCGATTGCAGAAGATACGATGGACTATGCGCGGCAAGTTGCGGACGGTGCAATTCAGGACAGCCGTTTATTTTTCTTCCATCGGCAAGCGAGCGACAAGCACGATTTGTCCACACCAGCAGGGATTCGGGCAGCGGTGATCGAGGCGAGTGGCACGGCTGCGGCATGGTCTGATATTGATGGGATCGTGGAGCAGTGGCGTGATCCGACGAGCGACAAGACGTTCCTGGAGCGGGTCTGGTTGAACCGTTTGGTGCGATCCAGTGAACGGGCATTCGACATAGAGCAGTGGCGGACACTGGAAAAAGAGGATTACAAACCCGCGCCGGGTGCGCTGATTACACTCGGTTTCGATGGGGCGCGATGGCGGGATAGCACGGCGCTGGTCGGTTGTGAGGTGGAAACCGGCTATATGTGGTTGGTTGGGCTATGGGAGAAACCCGAACACCTCCAAGAGTGGGAAGTGCCCGTGTCGGATGTGATGGCGGCGGTTGCAGAGGCGTTTGGACAATGGGAAGTGTGGCGAATGTACGCGGATCCGCCATATTGGGAGACACAGGTGGCAGAATGGGCCGGTCAGTATGGCGATCAACGGGTTTTGGAATGGTGGACGAATCGGGAGAAGGCCATGAGTTACGCCATTCGACAGTTCAATAACGCCTTACTAGCTGGGGAATTGTCGCACGATGGGGGGGAAGGTTTGCGGCGGCATCTGGGCAACGCGGTGAGAAAGAATCTGCGCATGATGGATGACGCGGGTGTGCCTCTGTGGACAATTTACAAAGAGAGGGCTGATAGTCCACACAAAATAGACGCAGCAATGGCGGCGATCCTGGCGTGGGAGGCGCGTCAGGATGCACGGACGGCGGGGGCAACGGGGGGAAGATCAGTGTATGAGGAGCGGGGAATCGTTACGATCTGATGACCGTCTGATGACCGAACGAAAATAGATAAGACCCGACCGCACTGGTCGGGTTTTTTGTTGCCCAAAATTGGTCCGAAATTGGTCTGAATGGGTAACAGTCTGTTACCACCCCAGGCGCACAATAGGGGCAATTGAGCGGCAAGCACGAGGAAAACGGCAATGGATCGGTGGGATGGGCTGATTTTGGTAGGGCTTTTACTGGTTCTGGCCGGGGTTTATCTGGTTGTGGGTTGGCCGGGTGTGCTGTTGGTGCTGGGTGGCCTGTTGGTGTTTGTGGGTTTTTTGGGCGCGCAGGGCAAAGGGCGATAGATGGGGATTTTCCGTAGTTTTTTGCAACCGACAGAGAAACGGGCCGCCTATAGCGATCTGTTGTCCGCGCTGAGTTTGGGCCAACGTTCCGCGGCTGGGGTTTCGGTCAGTGAGGAGGGTTCGCTGACGAGTACAGCGGTTTGGGCGTGCGTCAAGGTGCTGGCCGAGTCGATTGCCCAACTTCCTCTAATCACTTATCGGCGTGTGGACAATGGTGGCAAAACCCGCGCCACAGATCACCCGGTGTATGGGTTGCTGAAGGATTCCCCCAATCCAGAACTGACAAGTTTCGAGTTCCGATCCACTATTGCCGCGCATGTTGCGACCTGGGGTAATGGGTTTGCGGAGATTGTCTGGGGTAAGCGCGGCTATCCCGAAGCGTTGTGGCCGCTGTTGCCGGGGAAGATGGAGAACATCGAGCGGCGCAATGGGACACTCTTCTATACGTATCGGTTGCCCGACAACAGCACAAAAATTTTGTCTGGGCAACAGGTACTACATGTGCGTGGTCTGTCTGGCAATGGCCTATGGGGTTATAGCCCGGTCCGTCAGGCAATGCAGGCGGTAGGGCTGAGTTTGGCCCTGGAGGAATACGGGGCGCGGTTTTTCGGCAACGGGGCAAGACCGGGGGGCGTGTTGAGTCATCCGGGGCGATTGAGTGACGAAGCGCAGAAACGATTGAAAGCCTCTTTCAATGAGGCGCACGAAGGGCTGGCGAACTCGCATCGGTTGAAGATTTTGGAAGAGGGAATGAGTTACACGGCAATCGGGATTCCGCCAGAAGAAGCGCAATTTTTGCAGGCAAGACAATTCCAGATTGCGGAGATTGCCCGAATCTATCGGGTTCCTCTTCACATGGTGGGCGATCTCTCACGGTCCACCAACAACAACATCGAACACCAGAGTTTGGAGTTTGTGCAGTATACGCTGATGCCCTGGCTGACGAATTTTGAGCAGGCATACCAGAGAGATCTGCTTTCGCCACGAGACCGGATGAGTCTGGACATTGAACACCTCGTGGATGGCCTGTTGCGTGGTGACAACAAAAGCCGGAACGAGGCTCTTGCGATCCAGCGACAAAACGGGGTGATCACGGTCAACGAATGGCGCGCTATTGAGAATATGAACCCGGTTGAAGGCGGGGACACCCGTATCGAACCGTTGAACATGGCAGCGGTGGGGACGAACATGGCGAGAATGTCCACACCACAGACGGAAACCCGACAGATGGAACGGCGGGCCGATGTGGAGGAAATGGTGCGGACTCGTTTGGGTTTGGCCGGGTCTCAGGTGTCTTTGCTTGTGGACATTGCCGAGCGGGTGACGCGGCGGGAAACCAGCGACGTGGGGCGGGCGGTTGCGAAATATCTGCGGCGCGGGTCTGATGTGGCTGGATTCCTGGAATGGGCCAAAGAGTTTTACAACGGCCATCGGGAATTTATCGGGCGGAATTTCAGCCCGGCATTTGAGGCGATCAGTTTGCTGGTATTGCAGTCAGTGTCGGGTGAATTGCAGAGAGACATTACCGATGCAGAGCGCGAAGCCATTCGGGATTTTGTGACGGAGTACGTCAACACGTTGGGCCTACGTTGGACACTATCCAGCGAAGGGCAGTTGATCGAACTTTCCGAACAAACAGAAGCGGCAGTGCTGGCTGATGTGGTTGACGAACGGCTGGCAAGTTGGGACGAAACGCAACCGGAAAAGGTTGGACGAAGAGAAGCGACACGAGCGGTCAACGCATTTGCTTTGGCCGCCTACGGTGCATATCAAATCAGCAAACTTATTTGGCGGACATCTGGGAAAGAAAGTTGCCCATACTGCGATAGTTTGAACGGCAAAGTAGTCGGAATTGATGCGCCGTTTGTGGAGGCGGGGGACTGGAAACCGGACGGGGCGGAAGCACCGATGTTGATTCGGCGGAATGTTTTTCACCCGCCCTGCCACGATGGATGTGATTGCCAAATTTTGGCGGGAGGATAGGCAATGGAAAAACGAACGTTTGGACTCTCTGAATTACGTGCTGCTGCTGTGGACAACAATCCTGTTATTTCCGGTTACGCGGCGGTTTTTAACGCACGGTCTGACATGATTTGGGGTGAGTTCCGCGAGGTAATCGCGCCGGGGGCGTTTGCCGAAAGTCTGCAACGGGATGACATCCGGGCACTGTGGCAGCACGATACAGCGCAGGTGTTGGGGCGAAAATCGGCGGGTACGTTGACGCTGGTTGAAGATGACCACGGGTTACAGGTGGAAATCCACCCACCAAACACGCAGACGGGCCGGGATGCGATGGAATTGATTCGGCGGGGTGATGTGTCAGAAATGAGTTTCGGCTTCTCTGTGCCTCCACAGGGTGATTCCTGGAGCGAAGACACAGACGGAACGATTCTCCGCACGGTGCGGAAGGCGAAACTTTTCGAGGTTTCGCCGGTGACGTTCCCAGCCTACCCCCAAACCGAGGTGAACATGCGTTCTCACTTTGGCGATAAGCCGGTACTTCCTGAAACAGTGCGTGGGGCCACGGCTGTTTCGGTTGACAATACTGCTGAAAACTTGCGGGCGCAGGCGAATCAGCGAAAACGTGAAATTGAGATTTTGAGTCTTTAGGAGGAATTGAACAATGGGCAAGAATGATGTGATGGACCTGCGCCGGGATTTGGGCGCGGTGCGCGGGAAAATGGAAGCTCTGAACGCTGCGAGCGTGGCAGAGAAACGGGATCTGAACGAAGCCGAGCAGCGCGAGTGGGACATTCTGAAGGCAGAAGCCCAGTTCACCCAGCGGCAAATTGATCGAATGGAACAGATTGACGGTCTGCCTGCTGTGGACAACACCGGGGCCGGGAATGCTGATCAGCGGTCTCTGGGTGGTGTGGCTGCTTTTCATCCGCGACCAACCAAAGACAACCCGGAGAAC